CATTGATAATGATTATATTAATAATTTGTATGTTGCCTGTTCACAAGAAAAAATAACTTCTAAACTATTTGGCATAGCTTGTTCTTTATTTGTTGGTTATAAATATAATAATAAGGAGAAATAATATGTTATTAACAGACACTAAATCAGTTATAAAATTTTTAGACATTGAAGTATTAGAAGAAATAGCAAGTGAATTTGTTACTGATACTTTAGAAAAGCAAAAGCAATATCCAATACTAGAACAGATTAAAGAGTATTGGCTTGAGGAAGCAGAAGAAAAATTAAGTAATGCTAAAGCTATTCAACTGCTACAAGAAATAGATTTTCAAGCTATAGCAGATCAGTTTGAAGAAGAAGCTCAAGAAATAGCTGACAAAAAACTAGAAGCAAAAGAGTATGAAGAAAATCTAGACAACTGGGTGTACGATAAAGAAACTGGATGTTGGGATGAAAGATATCCACAATAGCTGTAATAGTAATTGCAATGTAATTTAGTTTCTGTTAAAATCGAGGGGTTAAGCCGACCCTCGTCTTGAGGATTTGCTTAACACTCCTTTGTAAATCCCATCTTAATCGGTGGGATTTTTTTATTTGGAAAAATATGCCTTTAGAATCAGGAAAATCAAAAGCTGTTATTGCTAGAAACATAAAAAAAGAAATGAAATCAGGGAAAAAAAGAAATCAAGCTATTGCTATTGCATACGCTAAAGCTAACAGAAAACCAATAGGATAAAATTATGTGGTCATGTCATTTATTTGTAGGATGTCATTTTGGAGTAGAGTGGTACGAAGCTGAAAAAATAGACGACTCTAAAAACAAAACACATTATAATTACTTTATTATAGACTTGGGATGTTTACGCATCCAGAGATGTGAGAAAGTTTAATGGCTAACGAGGAAAAAACAAATGAAGAAAAGAAAGAAACCACCGATAAGAAAATATTAAACAACAAATTAGAAGAATTAAGAAGATGGTTTGATGCTATGAGTGATTGCGTATGACTGCCAAAAAAAAAGGTGCAGATGGAAAAGCCTGTTGGAAAGGTTATAGATTTGCAGGAACAAAAAAAGGCAAAGATTCTTGTGTTAAAGTAAAATCATCAAACAAAGCTAAAAAATATGCAATGGGATAAATTATGAAAGGCGTAAAACACTACACTAAAGATGGTAAAGAATGGAAGGGCAATATGCACACAATGCCTAATGGCAGTTTGCATACAAATAAAACCCATACTAAAACCTCACAAAAATTAGTGCATTATAAAGAGTTGTCTAAAACAGCTAAAGCTAGATCATAATGGCTATTGATTACAGAGGTGAAAAATTTTCTGGTTACAACAAGCCTAAAAGAGCTAGAACTAAAACTAAAAAGTTTGCTGTATTAGCTAAAGAAGGAACTACAATTAAATTAGTAAGATTCGGTGATGCTAATATGACTATTAAAAAAGACCAACCAGCTAGAAAAAAGTCTTTTAGAGCAAGACATAAATGTGATGAAAAGAAAAGTAAATTAAGTGCAGGATATTGGTCTTGTAAGAAATGGTAAAATATAATGGCTGAATTTGATTATATAAATACTCCTCTTGGTGAATTAGAATATTTATTGCCAAATTTTGAAGCTATGATGCGTGGCACAAAACCAGAAGCAACAGCTAATCTAGCAAGTAGAGCAGATGTAGGAACTGGTTATATAGATAGCATAATTGGAGCAGACGCAGTTCTTGGACAAAGCACAGTAGACCCAAGATATGGATTATCATACAAGGATAATGATAATTTAAATGCTAGTCTTATTTACGATCAAGATGGAAGGGAAGCAAATATAAATGCAGGGCTTTTAGGTGGAAATGCTTACACCAAATATCTTAAAGATAACGCTAACAACTCTACATTAAAAGCTGGGTATCAAAATGATAGAGGTGGATTGAGTTTTCAAAAAGACTTTAGTGGGGGAAATGAATACAGAGGAAACATTAATCTAACACCTGATACATCTTTAGATTTCTTAAAAAATAACAACACTAAAAAACTTTTATTACAACATTATTTAGACAAGAACAGATCTATAAGTGGAGCAGTAACAAATACAGACAATGGAACTGGTTTAAATTTAGGATATAATAATAAATTAACTGATAACAGTAACTTTAATGCAAATTATAGTAAAAATCGCAATGGAGATTACATGGCACAGTTGATGCTTAAATATGGTTTTTAATTAACTACGGAGCAATGACCCATAATGGAGTTGCATAACAATGGACAAAGAAGAAAGAAAAGAGTTAGCTGCTAAACGCAGTTCAGAGGTAAATAAAGGAAATACAAACTCTAGCAAAATCAATAGGTTGCTTGGAGATACACTTAAACGCAAGTTAATACAAGATGAAGCTGTAAGAGCTAACAAAGTAGTTGATGCTTTAATAACAAAAGCAGAAGATGGTGATGTCCATGCTATCAAAGAAGTGCTAGATAGAACTGATGGCAAAGTGGTCCAAGAATCTAAAATATCTGGTGATAGTGATGAACCATTAATGATTAAGGTTATTACTGGAATCAATGACAACGATTAATACTGGATATGTACCCAGAGAACCTCAAAGACAGATTCACAAAGCTGTAAAAGATAACAGATTTGTTTGTATAGTAGCTCACCGAAGAATGGGTAAGACTGTTGGTGCTATTAACCAATTAATACATAGTGCATTAAATTGTGAGTTAAAAAATCCAAGAATGGCTTATTTAGCTCCAACTTATTCACAAGCTAAAAGAGTAGCTTGGGATATACTTACTGAATATACAAGACCATTAAAAGCTATAAACAATATTGCAGAGTTACGATCAGACTTTATGGGTCGCAGAATATCTCTTTTTGGATGCGATAATATTGATGCTTTAAGAGGGCAGTATTTTGATTTGGTTTGTATTGACGAATACGCACAGATTAACCCAAGTCTATTTAGTGAGATTATAAGACCTGCTATTGCAGACAGAAAAGGTAAAGTTCTTTTTATAGGAACTCCTAAAGGTAGAAACCATTTTGCTACATTAAGAGATAAAGCAGCAACTGGCAAAGACAGTTGGAAGCTATTAGAGTTTAAAGCTAGTGAAACTGGATTAGTAGACCAGGAAGAATTAGATGCAGCACTTAAAGAAATGGGTGAGGATAAATACTCACAAGAGTTTGAGGTAAACTTCCACACACCAGTAGAGGGTGCTTATTATGGTAGCCTTATAAATGATTTAGAGTTTAAGCAACAGATAAACGATAGTGTAATTCGTGATGATATTTGCAAAACATTTGTTTCATGGGATTTAGGAATGGGTGATAGCAGTGCACTATTTGTGGCACAATCAGCAGGACAAGAAATACACATTATAGATTTTTTAGAGAATCATGGTCAGGGACTAGATTATTATATTAATTGGTTAAGAGACAACCGATACGATACAGCAGAACAGCTACTCCCTCATGATATACAAGTAAGAGAATTAGGAACAGGAAAGTCCAGACTTGAAGTATTAGAAGAAGCTGGATTAAATTGCAGAGTTGTACCAAAGCTAGGAATAGATGATGGCATACAAGCTGTACGCAGAATGTTGCCAAGATGTTGGTTCAATACGAAAGTTAAAGATGCAGTTGATCTATTAAGGAATTATCGTAGAACTTATGATGAAAAACGAGATGTATTTTTTGATAAGCCTTTACATGATTTTACAAGTCATGCTGCTGATTCATTTAGATACCTGGCAGTAGGATTAAACGAAACAGATAATGGATGGGATAAACCTCTTGAAATTAATAAACAATGGATAGTATAAATGGCATACGATAAAAAAATGATGAATAAAGATTCTGATGATAACCGAGAATTAGTAAATATTGTTGAATCACACATTGATGACTCATTAGGCTTTATTTCAACTGAAACTTCTCTATCAAGACAAAGAAGTCTCTCGTATTATATGAGGGAAGTTTATGGTAACGAGGTCGAGGGTCGTAGTCAAATTGTAACAGCAGAAGTTGCAGAAGCAGTTGATGGTGCATTACCACAACTAATGAAAGTCTTTACTCAATCTAAAAACGCTGTTGTATTCGAGCCAACAAACGAAGGCGATGGCGAAATGGCAGAACAGGCAACATCCTATGTGAACCACATTTTTTACAAAGATAATAATGGCATTGAGCTATTACATGACATGATGTGGGATGCTCTTTGTCAAAAAGTTGGTGTACTAAAAGCATATTGGGATGACAAAAAAGATGTAACAAAAGAAAAATATGAAAATCTAACTGAAGACGAACTTGCAATGATTATGCAAGACGAAGAAGTAGAAATAGTTTCTCAAGAAGTTGTAGAAGAAGTTATAGAGCAAGAGCCACAACCAGCAATAAATCCAGAAACAGGACAGCCTTTAATTAATGATATGGGCGAAACATTAATGATGGATGTAGAACCTATTGTTAATACTTATTACAATATTAAATGCAAAAGAACTAAAGACTCATCTAAAGTTAAAATTGAATCAGTTGCTCCAGAAGAATTTTTAATTGATAAAAGAGCTATTAACATTGAAGATGCAGATTTTGTTGCACAAAGAAGTTTAGTTACTCGTAGTGATTTAATTGCTATGGGTTACGATAAGGATGTTGTAGCAGAATTATCTATGGGTGATACATTAGATTTTACTCCAGAAAGAGTTGCCAGATATGGAAGTGGTGAAGAACCTTTTAATACAAATAATACTGAAGATGAAAGTATGGAGCGAATTGAATATTATGAATGTTATATTCGTTCTGACTTAGATGGTGATGGTATAGCAGAAAGACATAGAGTTTGTTACGCAGACAACAAAGTGCTTATGCACGAAGAATGTGATTATCAACCATTTCACTCTATATGCCCTTTCCCAATACCACATAAGTTCTTTGGTGAATCATTAGCTGATCGTACAATGGATTTACAATTAATTAAGTCTACTATTACTAGACAAATGTTAGACAATTTATACCTAACTAATAACTATCGTGTTGGTGCAGTTGAGGGTCAAGTTAATCTTGATGACTTACTTACATCTACAGCAGGTGGTGTTATTAGAATTAAGAATCCTAATGCTTTAGTTCCACTTACAGTCCAATCTAGTGCTGGACAATCATTCCCTATGCTTGAGTATTTAGACTCTATACAAGCTAAAAGAACTGGCGTTAGCGAAGCATCACAAGGATTAGACCCTAACATATTACAGAATGTAACAGCTACAGCAGTCGCTGCTATGTCAAGTGCAGCAGGTGGAAAAATAGAATTGATAGCTCGTATCTTTGCTGATACTGGAGTTTCATCTTTAATGAAGGGTATCTTACAACTCGTATGTAAATATCAAAACAAAGAAAGAATTATTAAAGTTAATAATAAATTTGTACCTATGAATCCTAGAGAGTGGAATACAGAATACAATGTAACTGTTAATGTTGGATTAGGTACTGGTAGTAAATCAGAACAATTAAGTGTTATGCAAATGGTTCTAGATAAACAAGAGCAGATGCTGACACAATATGGTCTTAGCAACCCATTAGTAAGTCTTAAACAATACAGAGATACATTAGCTAAATTTGTAAACATGGCAGGATTTAAAGATGAGTCTGGATTCTTAAAAGATATATCTCAAGAACAGTCAGACCAACTAGCACAACAACAAGCAGAAAGTCCACAGACTGACCCTAATACTGAAGCAGCTAAAATACTTGCACAAGTAGAAAAAGAAAAAGCTGAAATGCAGATGCAGTCTAAAATGGCACAATTAGAAATGGACAAACAAGAGCTTGAACTTAAAGTGCAAAAAGAAATGCTTGAGCTACAACAAAAAGAAATACAGTTTGAAAAAGAAATGGCTTTAAAAGAAATGGAGCTAATGCAAAAAGCACAGAATGATAGTGCAAAAAATGATGTATCTCAATCTAAAGAACTTATAAATGCTTTAGACAAGATTAATAACATTGCAGGAATGTAATGGATAAAAAAGCTGAAATTAATAGTGTATTAAATACTCAATCATTTCTTGATGAAATAAAAGATATGACTAAAGAGTGTTATGCAGAAATAGAAAACTCTAATCCAGAGGATGTAGCTATAAGAGAAAGAGCTTATCACAGGATTAAAGCAATAGATAACATGATGACTAGACTTCAATCAGTCGTAGATATCGACAAGATTAAGGATAAATCATGGACAATATTATAGGCATTTAGCCTGTATGGTAATGCCACACCTAGATGGCGATTAAGGAAATACAATGAGTGAAGAAACCATGACTTCCGATTCAATGGAAAGTGGGTCAGACCTAACAATATCAGAAGCAGCATCTGCATTTGAAGGTATGTTGTCCACACCAGAGGACTCGAAAGAGCAACCAACTGAAAAGGAAGAAGATACACAAGAAGCAGAAGTAGAAGAAGCAGAGGTTGAATTTGAAGCTGAAGAAACTGAAGAAGTTGAAGAAGCTGAAGAAGAAACTGAAGATGAATCCGAGATTGAAGATGAAGAAGTAGTTGAGGAAGAACAAACTTTCACAGTAAAAGCAGCAGGTGAAGAAAAAGAAGTTACCCTTGATGAACTTAAAAAATCTTATCAACTTGGCTCTGATTATACTAAAAAGACTCAAGAAGTAGCTGAACAGCGTAAAGTTATAGAACAAGAAGCTAAAGCTATTATTGAAGCTAGAAAAGTTAGGGATGATTATGCTCAACGACTTCAAGCAGTTGAAGAATTTTTGGTTGGCAGTAATGACAGTCCAGAAGATTTAACAGCTATGAAAGAGAACGACCCAATAGGATATGCAGTTAAGGTCGCAGAAATGACCGAAAAGAAAGAACAGTTACAACAAGTGCAATCTGAACGAGAACGCCTTGCTCAAGAGCAAAACGCAGTAAGATCAGATGAAATGCAAAAGTTTGTAGAACAAGAAGCACAAAAACTGACACAATCCTTGCCAGAGTTTTCAGACAAAACCAAAGGCGAACAGATCAGAAATGAGATTCGCAACTATGGAAAAAAGGTTGGTTTCACAGATGAAGAATTATCTTCTGTCTATGATTCACGCCATGTTCTAGTTTTACATAAAGCTGCACAATGGGACAAACTTCAATCATCTAAATCAGGTGTAAAGAAGAAAGTTGCAAAAGCACCAAAAATGGTGAAGGGTGGAGCAAAAGTAAAACAAAATGCAACAGATAGAACTAAAAAACAAATGCAAAGGTTGCAGCAAACTGGTTCAGCCAGAGATGCAGCAGCTATTTTTGAAAACTTAATGTAAGGAAAAATAACAATGGCAGAATTTAGAACTTTTACAGCGATTGGGCAAAGGGAAGATTTAAGTAACACAATCTACAACATTGCACCAACCGAAACACCAGTAGTTTCATCTATTGGTAAAACAAAAGCAACAGCAACATACCATGAATGGCAGACAGATACACTATTAGCAGCTTCAGCAGCAGGTTTAAAAGAAGGTGATGATGCAGCTGGTGCTTCTGATACTCCTACAACTCGTGTAGGTAACAGAACACAAATTCAAGGTAAAACAGTACACATCTCTGGAACTCTTGATGCAGTTGATAAAGCTGGTCGTAAGACAGAAACAGCTTACCAATTAGCTAAAGCAGGACAAGAGCTAAAACGAGATATGGAAAAAACTATTCTTGGAAATGTAGCTCAAAATGCTGGTAGTGCATCAGTAGCTAGACTACTTGGTTCTATCCAAACATGGTTATTAACTAACTTTGTTACAGAAGCAACAGCAGGTTCTCCAGCAGGTCCAGTAGGTGGTAATGGTACAGCAGTTCGTACTTCAGCTGGTTCTGGTAACTATCTTGCTTTTGGCGAAGATAAACTAAAAGCAGCAGTTAAATCATGTTTTGAAAATGGCGGTAATCCAACTTTATTAGTTGTACCACCAACACAAAAACAAGCAGTATCAGCATTTGCAGGTATTGCAGAACAGCGTTTCATGGCACCTGCTGCTAAACAAACAACTATTATTGGTGCTGCTGATGTCTATTTATCAGACTTTGGTACTTTATCTGTTGTACCTGACAGATTTATGACTCCTGATGGTGGAACTGGTGGCGGTGAACAAGCATTATTGCTTGACCCAACTATGGCATCTATTGCTACACTACGACCATTTCAATCAAATTTATTGGCTAAAACTGGTGATAGTGAAAAGCATCAAATGCTTGTTGAGTACACTCTACAAGTATCTAACGAGAAAGCACATGGTATTGTTGCTGACTTATTAGTAGCGTAATAAAAATTAATGTTGCCCACTTCGGTGGGCAGTATTATTAAGGATTAATATGGGAAAATATAACGATTATTTAAAAAAATTAGAATACAGAAATTACAAAGCACATGATACTTCTGATGGAAAAGTTATAGAAGTTGTGCAAGATGTAAGTGATATTATTGAAAGAAACAAAATAGAATATAACAACAGCTCAACAAAATGGAGTGATGAACCTCTTGGTAACAAAATAGCGTCTCTACCTATGACAGTTGTAGATAAACTAAATCAACAAGGCATCATGAGAGGGCATCATGTATTAGACCAAAAGGCTTTTTCTAAGTGGTTAAATGACCCAGAAAACAGATTTTTTAGAACAAAACAGGGCAGAATCTAAATGGCATTTTTTACTGATTACGCAACACTACAAACTACAATAGCTAATTATTTAGCTCGTAGTGATCTAACTGCATCTATACCTGAATTTATTAGGTTAGCAGAAGATAGATTAAGTAGAGATTTGCGTATAAGACAAATGTTACAAATAGCAACAACTACTATTGACTCTACTAATGGAACAGTAGAAATACCAGCAGATTTTTTAGCTATGAAAGATATACATATATCTTCTAGCGATCCTATACAAACTGTTACATTCCAATCACCTAGTAATTTCTTTAGAAATACAAGAGCATCAACATCAGGGTTACCTTCTTTTTATACTGCATTAGGTAGCGAGTTTAGATTTGCTCCGATTGGTTCTTCAACAGATACAATACAAATGCTCTATTATGTGAAACCACCATATATGAGCTCAACAGTTTCATCAAACCTCTGGTTAGCAAATACACCTGATTTACTGCTTTACGCAGCACTTGGTGAAGCAGAGCCTTTCTTGATGAATGATGAAAGATTAGCAACTTGGTCAGCAATGTACGACAGAGGTGTTCAATCTTTAAGTAAATCAGATGATGAGGGGGAATTTCCTGCTCATCCAATGTCTATAACAACAACTACGAGGTAAACAACAATGGCTAATATGTCAGATTATTTAGAAGTAGCCCTTCTAAACGAAACACTCAATGGGGTAGCTTTTACAGCAGTTAATAACCCTTACATTTCTTTACACACAGCAGACCCTACAGATGCAGGTACTGGTGCAGAAGTTTCTACTTCAGGCACTTCTTACGCTAGAGTTGCTTCTTCTTTTGCAACAGCTTCTGGAACTTCAGGAGCAGTAGTAACAGATGCAACAGCAACCTTTCCTACAGCAACAGCTAATTGGGGAACAGTAGGATGGATTGGTCTTTGGGATGCAGCTTCTAGTGGTAACTTGCTTTACCATACAGCTTTAGATGCTCCTAAAACAATTGATTCAGGGGATATTTTTAAGATCACTGCTGGTAACTTATCAGTAACATTAGCATAGAGGATTAATCATGGCACTTGTATTTAAAGACAGAGTCAAAGAAACGACTACGACTTCTGGTACTGGCACAGTTACACTTGCAGGTGCTTCAGATGGTTTTCAGGCTTTTACTGTAATTGGTAATGCAAACACTACTTACTACACACTTGTTAGTGGTGAAAACTTTGAGGTAGGTTTAGGTACTTATACTTTATCAGGCACAACTTTATCAAGAGATACAGTTTTAGAATCTAGTAATAGTGGTTCTAAAATATCACTATCTGGAACAAGTGATGTATTTTGTACTTATCCAGCAGAAAAAGCTGTAGCTCAAGATTCAAATAATAATGCAATAGCACCACAACATCTTGCATCAAATGGTATTTTTACAAACAAAAATGAGGTAGCTACAAATTACACATTTGTTGCTAATCATAATGGAATGTCGGCAGGTCCAGTTACTGTAGCAAGTGGTGTAACAGTAACAGTTCCTAGTGGCTCTAATTGGGTGATCGTATAATGGCTACAACAATAAATGCAGATACAAGTAATGGTTTAAAAATAACTTCAGATACTTCTGGCGTAATAGAATTTCAATCAGCAGGGACTACAAAAGCAGGAGTTAATTCAACAGGTCTTACTGGAGATGGTTCTCAATTAACTGGTATAAGTTCTGTTCCAACAAATTTACAAATAACTAAAGCAGTTACAGGAGCAGTAACAGCTTTAAGAGGTGTTTCTAATGCTGCTAGTACTGGTAATGTAGGCACTTATCCTGTTGGTAATACTGTTGGTTCTGCTACTAATACAACAATGGCAGGACTTGTTCAGAATAATGGTACTGGTAAGACAGCAATTAAAGCTGCTGGTGGAAACAGAAATTCTTCTAATACCTCTAAAACTGATATGACAGTATTTGGACAATATTTAAATGGAAGTAATGTTTGGGTAAATAATAGTACAGGGTTAACAGTTGTTGCTCCTGATGAACTGGGTAGTGGTGCTAATTTTGAAATTGATAATGGTGTTGCTTATATTTGGAGAACACCAGACGGAAAATTTCAAGTAGCTAATTTTGCTAGAGGTAATAATGGTACATATGCAACAGCGTGTGTAATTATGTATACTGTTGTTGTTAATGAATCTACAGGAGCACCATCTGTAACAGGAACTGCTCGTCAAGCAACTTTTGGCGTTGGTGTTGGAACAGGTTCAGCAGGAACATCTGGTTTTGCTGCAAAAATATATGGCGAAGATAGGATTCAAGTAAGACTACAAGCTAACACTTATGGGTATTTTGAATTTTATTATGATACAGATTCTGGATGGGCAGCTCCTACAACTTCTGATGTAACTAGATACGATTATACTTATGGCTATGAAATGAGTACAGTAAATAATAATGCTCTAGCTGTAAATCAATACCAAAAATTATCTGGACTAGAAAATGCTGCTGCTAATAGATTTATACAAGTAGCTCCCAATGGTTTAAGAACACTAGTAGTAGCTTCTCATGTTATCCAAAGCACTACTCCTGTTAATATAACTTTATCTGCGGATTATGATTCAGATGGACAAACTTCAATGTTAGATTCTACCCATTGTATACAGATATATGTAGATACTGGTGGTAATAGAAAGATGAAAACTTTTACAATAGCAGCAGATGGTGCTTCAGTTACATTAATTGATACTTTTGTATTGCCATCAGGAACTGAATCAACTAAACATTTTGTATTTAAAGATAGTAAAAATTTCGTACTAGCAAACTCTCCAGATGCAGCTGGAATAATTAATAGTGTTGGATTAGATACTGATTTTAGTATTTTAGGAACAAATATAAAAACTTCAGCACTTGCTTCTGCACAGGTAAATTATTCAGGTTCAGGTAATGTATTTAATGTTTGGAATTTACTTCTTGGTGTATATGGATTTCAAACTTATACAGTTAATGCTTATTCTACTCCTCCTTTTAATTATGGTGGTGTAGCAGCAACTACAGCTTCATCTGGAAATGTAAGTGTATATGTTTCAGGAGTAGTTCCTGGATATTCAGGTATGACAGTTAATGAAGTTTTTTATATTAACAATACTTTTGATGGCACATTCACAAATAATGCTAATTTAGGAACTCCTAGAGTTGGAAAAGCTATTAGCCAAACAGAAATTTTATTAGGAGAAGTATTATAATGACTAATTTAATTAACCCAAATTTAAAAACACATTGCAAACAATTGTTAGTAGATACAGACTGGACAGATTTACCAAACAATACTTTAACACCAGAATGTAAAGCAGCATTTCAAGAATGGAGAAAATTAATAAGAACAGTTTTATTACAAGATCCTCTACAAGATGTTTATTTTGATGATGGAAGTAATTTGCCACCTCAACCAATAGAAGAATGGAGTAATAGCTAATGGCTAGTATAAAATTAACAGGTGATTCAAGTGGAGTGATCACAGTATCAGCTCCAGCAGCAGCAGGAACTAATACACTTACATTACCTGCAACGACAGGGACAATATTAGATACTAATAGTGCTTTAGTTTCTAGCAAATTAACTGGAGCTTTACCTGCTATTAGTGGTGCAGCTTTAACAGGGATTTCTAGTGGAGGTGTAACTCATTTAGGAACATTAACAACTACAAGTGGAACAACCCAAGCTCTAGCTGCTCAAAATTTTAGTTTATATAATCAAATATGGATTGTTACTGATAATGTAAGTGCTGGTGGTGCTGCTGATTTTCAAGTAGGACTTAATGGCGACGCAGTTATAAATGTAAGTGCTCAAATTCCAGCAGCTTCAGGTATGTGGGCATGGTTTAGAATTGATTTAAGAACTAATACTTTTCTTAATACTTTTGCTTATCCAGCAGCAGCTACATCTGGTTCAGGCACATTTGATAATTTACCAACAACAGGTGGTTATTATAATTTAAGTACAAATTACAGAGCAGTAACAAGTGGTGCTATAACTATAGCAATGGAAGGACAAACTTTTGATGCTGGTTCAGCAGAAATATATGGAGTTAAATAATGGCAACAACAATAAATGGTTCTACAGGTGCTAGTCAAATACAAGACAATACTGTTAGCAATGCTAAAGTAGCAGATGATGCTATTGGTATAGCAGAGTTATCAGCAACAGGCACAGCATCTAGTTCTACATTTTTAAGAGGTGATAATGCTTGGGCAACACCAAGTGGTGGAGGTGTAACTCATTTAGGCACAATGACTACAACATCAGGTACAACTCAAACAATAACAGGATTAGATTTTACTGACTTAAATTTCTTAATTTTTGTTGTGGCACAAGTTAGTCATTCAGATACAGGTGGAAGTAGAAAATTACAAATTGGTATAGCAGGTAATGCAGATTTCGCAGTAGGCGACCCAGTAGCAAATGGTAATTGTTCTATAGGACAATTGATATTTGATTTAAGGTCAAATATAGGTCATTTTCCACAATCACCAGGTAACACTCCAATTACATCAGGTTCTGATTTTGTGGGTGGTGGTACAGGACATTTACGATATAACATAGGAACAAATTTAAGGTCATCTTCTAGCACATCTGTTAGCTGTTCTTGGGAATCATCAGCTACATTTGATAATGGAAAAATAGAAGTTTATGGATGTAAATAATTAATTAACTAGGAGCAATAAAATGGCAGCAGAAAAAAACACAATAGTAACTAACCATCCTGATGGAACTCAAACTACAGAAGTTGTAGATTGGACACCAGAAGAATTAGCAGCTCATGCAGAAGCAGAAGCTAATGCTTGGAAAGGTAATAGACAATCAGCTTATCCATCTATAGGTGACCAACTAGATATGCAGTATTGGGACAGTGTAAATAACACAACAACATGGGCAGATGCAATAGCACAAGTAAAAACAGATAATCCAAAAGGATAAACAATGTTTGGTATAAGTACATATTCAGAAGTACCATTCAGCTCGTTAGCAAGTTCTACATTTAGTGGAATTGCAGCAATTAATGGAACTGCAACTGTAACTGTACTGACAGCAGGACAATTTGTTTATGGAACTGGAAGTGTAAATGGTACAGCTACTTTATCAGTTATAACTACTGGTCAGATTGTAGAGGGAAATGCTGGAATAAATGGAACAGCTACTTTAGCTGTAATAACATCAGGTCAAATAGTATTAGGTACTGGAGCAATAGTAGGAACAGGCACAGTAGTTGCTTTATCTGCTGGACAGTTTGTTTATGGAACAGGCTCTATATCTGGAACTGGTACATTACAAGGAATAGGTGGTTTTACAGTATCAGCACAGGGAAGTATTATTGGTTCTGCAACTGTAACTGCAAGTAGCACAGTTACTTGGTCAGGTAATGCAGCAATATCAGCAACAGGAACAGTAGTCGTAGATGGACATATTCAAGGTAATAATTGGACAGTAGTACCTGTAACTTCAAACACATGGAATAGGATAGCGTAAATTATGAGCAGAGATAAAATATCAGAATGGTCAGCAACAGCAGGTTCTAATACTGATGTAGGTGGAATTAATATTAATGAGGGTTGCCCTCCAGCTACGATCAATAATGCTATTAGAGAAATAATGGCTCAAGTTAAAGATTTTTCTACAGGTTATGATAATGATAATTTTGTAGTCGGTGGAAATTTAACAGTAGATGGTACAACAACTTTAACAGGAGTTCCTACTGGACCAACAGCAGTTGCTGGAACAAACACAACTCAATTAGCTACTACAGCTTTTGTTCAAACAAAAGTAGGTACTGTAGGCACAATGGCAGCTCAAAGTTCTGGTGCAGTTAATATTACTGGTGGCACTATTGCTGGTACAACTATAAATTCAATTACTGTAGGAAGTAATGGTAGTGGAACAAAAACTGTTTCTGCATCTAATCCTACTGGTGGTTCTGATGGTGATATTTGGTATAAGGTAGACTAAATGACTATCTATGTTAATGATGGTGCAAACAAAGAAGTTAGACAAGTGTTTGTTAAAACTGGTGGTGTATGGAAATCAGCTAATGAAGTATATGTAAAACATTCTGGTTCTTGGGAATTAGTGCATGGTGTTACTTATGTTACATTAACAGGTGATTCTGATGGTTTAATAAAAAACTTTAATTTAGCTACTCATTTAGGAGTTACTTCACCAGCAATTTTTTCTATCACAGTAGCAGCAGCTACAAACTTTGTTTCAACTAGCAACATAGTACCAGCATTTGATGTTGGTTCATTACCTGTTGGAAGTTCAGTATTACTTTCAATTCCAAGTGATTCTAGTATTACTGGTAGGGGTGGTAATGGTGGATATGGTTCTGATAGTGAAGGTGGAACAGGATTATCTGGAGATTTTGGTGGCACAGGATTATACACAAGATTCCCAATATCATTAACCAATAATGGAATAATTGGTGGTGGTGG